CAATCATCGGTAATCCAATTCTTGGAAACCCTGGTATTTCAGGTATATTGATATTAAAGATTCTTCTTATCGCGTTTACTATAGTTCTAATTAACTGCCATATTGCTGCCACAATGTGAATTACAAATATCAAAGACATTATTGGCCATGCCAAAATGTTTAATAATAAATTCACAACAAAGAATATAAAATCGAAATTTCTTATTATATCATTTACCGGAAAAGTGTTTACCGTTGATTTACAGCTTCTATTGTCAATTTCTTTAATTCCCAAATGTTTTCCTCTACCGATACCTTTTTTATATCTGTCTAAAAACATCGCGGTAGTATATACCTTATTGAACCCAAATTCATAAAAGGTGTCTTCACAGTCAATCGCGTCTTGGACATTTACATAATCGTCCCAATCAGTGCTGAAAGCATAAGATTTATATACATCAAACAACTGAGCCGGTATTTGAGTAAAAGTAATATCTTGTGGTTGTGTCGAATCTATTGGAGTTGCAATAATTTGTATAGTATCCCCAACGTTAAGATTTATTGAATTCAAAGATCCAATATAAACGGATCCATTAATTAATATTTGAAAAGACTCTACGTTACTTGTCTGCGGATTAGATAAACCTTCTTGTGTTAGAAACACTACGGTGTTTCCTGTTGTAACACCGGCAGGTAATTGATAATTATAACTTCCAATCAAAGTAGGATCAAATGGATCGTTTGATGAGTTAGTCCACCCATATTCTTTAATGTTTGGAACCAAAAAATCGGCCCTCATAAAACTATTCTGAAGTCCTTGTTCGTTTTGCCATCTAAACTTGAATCTGTATTTCGCTTTAGTTGGGACTCCAACTTTCGGATCATTTGAGATTGCCAACTGACCAAATTCGTTTGTAAAAACATAATCTAAGTTCATTGGGACGTTTAATACAAATGTTCCATCACCATCAATTACTTTTCCATCTTCCTCAATCTGATATCTTTCCAAGATAGGTAATCCATTTGTGTCCGAGAAAATAGTTTGTCTAATTGCTTGTATTTCACCAGGACCCGCAATTATTTCACATAAGTTACCTGTATTATTCTTGGGTTTGCAAGATACTTTTAAGGCATCATCATCGGTTGTTGAGATGATAGAACCCATAAATATTGCCGTTGGTTCTATTGTTAAATTAGCCTGTTTAGTAAGGTCAAAATCTACTCTAGTAATTCCAACTTGACATAAATCATTATCACCCCAAAAAGGTCTAACATCTACATCAAAAATTAAGTTTTTAATTTGTGGTAGTTCTTGTAAGTTGGTAGATGATTTGAATCTCGCACCATTTACTTGAGTTTCAGTCGCCAAACCTTGTCTAATCAAATCTTGTGGTGATAATGAAAAACAACCAATATCGGATAAATCTACATCCATAACGATTGTTTGTGTTCCAACAGGAACTCCAAAAATCATAAAGTCACCACTTTCATTTGTTGTTACCGTAAATCTATAATATTTGTCAAATACTTCGATATATGATCCATCCATTAAAACATCCCCTTTGTTCGGGAACGATCCTGTTGAAACGTGTCCATTATATGACGGCAATTTAGGAAGTAGATTATACCTATAACCATCCTCATTTGTGTCGGTGATTGTTTTGTATGGATATAATTCTGTAATCACAGGATCCAATTCATCTGCAGGCTCTAAAGGAATGAATACCGATACTTTGGCGTTTGGTAAACCAAACCCATTATTTACAAATACTCTACCTGTTACAACTCCGTAATCGGCACAAAATCTCGTATAAACGTCGTTTGCCAAGATCTTCAAAGAAAGTATTTCTAATTGCTCCCAATCTTGTTCTAAATTGACGTTTATATATTTATCAACCCCAATTTGGGTTCTTATTCTATATGATTTGGGCATTTAATTCGGTTTTTTTCATAAATAGTTTATTTCCCATTTTCATAGAAAAATACACTTGATTACAAAAAAATAAATCACTAAGAGAAATTAACCGATGTTAGATTAAGAACTCTAACATTTATATCCTTATTTGGGTATCTAATCTGATATATTTGTGTTGGTGTTGCAAAAATAGTGTCGGCAGTTGGTCTAATTTGTCTTGTTACAGGATCTGAATATGGCATCGATGTTTGTGATGATGAATATTGTCCTCCAACTTGATTAAAGAACTGAATATCAGATATACTAACAATTCCATTTTCCGCCTGTATTAGTCTTCTCAACTCTGAAATATTAACGTTTTGACCGAGTTCTCTAACAAGGGGGTTGAAGAAGTCTCCAATTATTTGAATTGTTTTTGCAACTATCGCTCCTTGATTTTGACTATTATCCAATACTACATCAACAACAACAGAAAGATCTATTGTTTCTGCCGCTTCAACAGAAATGTAATCATTTATCATTCTGTAGTTTGATAAGTAATTGGCCACGTTTTGTTTTAATGTGTTTGACACAACGTTTGTTAAAGTTCCGTTTGCATCATACGACAACATTTTAATTCGTATTTTGTTATTTTCTTCTGTAATCGCAACTTTTGCTGGAGCCCCAAATTGTGCCGGCATCGTTCTTAAAATTGAGTTGTAGTCATTCACGGTTACCGCTCTGTTTTGAGCTGCGAAATTAAATGAAACCATGTTTCTAACATCTTCGGTTGTTGGTGGATTTGCACCTCCGATGGCTGCGGTCACATTATTACATTGTAAGCTATTGATTACACTTCTATTTGCCGTCTCTGATGGTCCATTTACCGCAAATGAAACGGTCCCAATTTGATTAATTGTGTTGATTCCAATATTACTTGCCAAACCACCACCTATTCTATATTGAATAAATAATGTCGTATTAGGGGTAAGTGCGGCACCCATTGCGTAATTGTTCGTATATCTACTTAAATCAAATCCTTTACCATCACGAGCAAATTCTCTTAATTGTTCTTCTGCCGAAATGTTACCACCACCAAATGTCAATTTACAATAACTTTCAGGTGTAAATTCAGAAATGAATTTATTTGATGTTGTTATATATCTTCCAACTTTAATTCCCGGTTGGTCTGAAACCTTGGTCGGATCTTCAATGAACACTCTGTCTTGAACCAAAGCGTCTACTTCAAACCATCTTTCAGGACCAATTGTTAAAAAATCTTGTGGGTTTGGTATTGTCGAATATTGAGTTCCGGGTTTCAAAAGAACGCTTGTAATTCCTAACACATTTTTTTCAGGTAAAAATAATTCAAAATACGGTTTAACATCATTCGGTGTGATTGTTCTTTTGAATACTTTTGTTATTCCGTTGACGACCACTTCTCTTTTGACTATTGTGTAATTTAATAATTTTCCACTAGAATCAAAGTTTGGTATTTTAACTCTATTTGGTGATCCTTCAGCGTTTATCGGTGATGCAAAATCAATATCATATACAGTTTCGAAAGGTTGTCCTCCACCATTAACTTGCGATCCTCTTCTTAAAACTCCACAATATCTAAGGTCCTCTCTATCACCAAATGCGGGGACGGTGATTGAAAAATCAACCAAAGCGACAGAAGGTCTTTGTCCAGGAACTTTTAATCCGTAAGTTCTTGCAATATTATATATTGAGTTTTTTTGTTGGGCAAATTGTAATACGGTTTCTTGTATGCTTCTATCTATTTGATAATTAAGGTTGTCAGTAACGGCAGCATTTAGATCCATCATCACTGAGAAAATTCCAGCATCGTTAAAATTTTGAACTAAATCAGGATAATAAGTTCTTGTAAAATTGATAAGTTCAGTTCTAACCCCCTGAAAGTCTCTTACGGTATAGGATATTTTTTTTTCTGCCATATAACTTTAAATATTGATTATGACAAAATCTTGTGACTCAAAAGCCGAGTCTGTAATTCTGTAATCTATTTTTATTTTTGCGGTATGTTCCAAATTTGCAATGTTGGTTACTCTAAATTCTCTTTCACCATATTGGTTTATGGTGTCTCCTTTATTTTCTAAACCAGCAGATGCCGGCTCAACGGTAATGTTTGTAACTTGTAAGTTTGGCATATACGTTCTTATAGAGTCTTGGATTTCAGATTCTATATCTGAAAAAGTTGGTCCATCTAAGGGTTCGAATATATATTCATATAACCTTGAACCAAAATCGGGTAGAAAATATCTACTTCCCTTTCTTGTTAAAAGTAAATGAACTAAGTTCGCCCTAATTTCCGCTTCAGTTGAGTTTGTAACATCTAAATACCTACCGGTAAAAGAATCAACAAAAGGAAAAGAAATTCCATAAGTAATACCATTTGCCATATCACATATAAATATAACTTAGGTTTTTTTTAAGTAAAAAAAAAATCACCGATTTCTCGGTGATTTATAATATTCTATGAAGAACATCCAAAACATTCAAAATCTGAATCTGTTGGTCTTGTAGGAATAACACCTTCTTTTAATATTCTATCAGGTGGTGGTGGAGGTGGAGTTTGTTTTTTTGACATATCTAAAGCCAAGTGTTTTGCTCCAGTTGATATCGCTTTGGTTCTAACATAATAACAAAGTGTCTTCAAACCGCTTTCCCATGAGTGGAAATGTGATGATGTTATTTTTGATAATGTTGGGTTTGCCATATAGATATTCATTGATTGTGACTGATCAATAAATGGTGCTCTATCGGCCGCCATATCAATAAGTTGTTTTTGTGAAATTTCCCAAATAGTTTTATACTTAGGGATTAAATGTTCAATACGTTTAACTTTCTTATTGTAATTCTTATCTTCAGGATCCAAATAATTATTAAAATTAATATTTTGAATTGATCCTTCATTAATAATGATTTCATTTTTTAAATCTTCAGACCAAATTCCAATTTTTTCAAAATCATTAATAAGATATTTGTTAACGATAATAATTTCACCACCAACAACTCTTCTGTTAAATAATGCCGAATGTGCTGGTTCAGTCATTTCAAATGAACCTGTGATCTTAGCTGAGGAAGCCACTGGCATTTGTGCTGTGAATAATGAATTACAAACACCATATTCAGAAACACTTTTCTTCAGTTTATCCCAATCCCACATTCCTGAAAGTTGTGTTTCATCAACACCCCACATATCAAATTGGAATTCCCCTTTTGACATTGGTGATCCTTTAAAGAATTTGTATGGTTCATATTTTCCATTCATACACAACTGGTTACTTTCGTAGATGGCTGCGTAGTAAATTGTTTCGAAAATATCTTTATTTAATTTTTTTGCCTCTTGAGATGTAAAGATATAATCCATTAAGTAAAATACATCAGCCAAACCTTGTGTTCCAATCGCAATGGCTCGTTGTTCTAAACCACCTTTTAAACCTTTTTGAGTTGAATAATTGTTAATGTTGATTACTTTGTTCAAAGATCGAACAACCTTTCTAACTTCAGTAAATAACAACCCAAAATCAAACTTACCTCCTTGAATAAAGTTTTTTAACACCATTGATGATAATGTGCAAATCGCTGTAGTCTCTTCATCAGTATATTGGTAAATTTCATTACACAAATTAGATTGTTTAATGACTCCAATATTTTTGTGGTTAGTTTTTCTATTCGCACTATCTTTAGCACATAAGTAAGGAACTCCTGTTTCTACTTGAGACTCAATTATTTTACTCCAAATGTCTTGAGCCTTAACTTTTTTACCTAACCCCATTTGAACCGCTTGATTATACGTTTGTTCGTATTCATCACCATAACTTTCTTGAAGTGCTTTTAACCCGGCCTTTTTTATGTCGTTAGGGCAAAACAAATACCAATCACCATTATTTTTAACTGCTCTCATAAAGTTATCAGGAATCCAAAGTGCTGTAAATAAATCACGAGCCCTTAACTCTTCAGCTCCGGTATTCTTTTTAATATCTAAAAGATCAACAATATCTTTATGCCATGGTTCAAGATAAATCGCCGCAGATCCAGGTCTACGACCTTGTTGATTAAAGAATCTTAGTGACTCATTTACAATTTTAAGATATTTTAATAATCCACCAGCATATCCACCTGAAGTAGTAATTCTACTTTCTTTACTACGAATATTAGACATTGATAATCCAATACCGGCAGCATCAGATGAAAATGTTGAGATGTCGTTTAATGTATCCAACAATCCTTGTCTTGAATCTGAATCATTATAATGTAAAACACAAGATGCCAATTGAGGAACCTTAGTTCCCGAATTAATCATAATTGGTGTTGCCTTTGATATTAACTGATTAGATAGTGATTTGTAATATTCCAACGCATCAGTTAAGTTATCAGTTACCCACAATGCAACTCTCATATACATGTGTTGAGGTCTTTCAATTACTTGACCGTTAGGTCTTTTTAGTAAATACATTTCTTGAAGTGATCTCCAAGCAAAATAATCAAAGTTGTAATCATTTTCGTGGTTGATTGCAGCATCGATAGTATCTTCACCATACTCTTTAATTGTATCAATTAACTTTTCATTAACAATCCCATCTTCACATAATAACATCATAGTTTGTGAAAAACTATCGTTAGTTTCTTTGTGGTAAGATGAAATTGCAACAAAGGCAGCCAATTTAGAATAATCATAATGACTTCCCGTATATGAAGCTGCAATCTCGTAAACTAATTTATCTAATTCTTTAGTTGTGATCTCCCCTTCTGTTGGAACTGACGTAATCACTTTGATGAAGATTTCATCTGAATTAACGTTCAATCCTTTAGCCGCTCTTTTAACTCTATGATAAATTTTCTGTGGGTTAAATGAGACTGACTCTCCATTTCTTTTTAATATTTTTAATGACATAATATATAATTTAAAAATCGTCCGTAAAACTTATTGTTTCATTCAATTTGGCTTTTTGGTATTCCATTGTTCGAGATTCAAAGAAATTACCTTTTGTTTCAATGGCAATTTGTTCCATAAACTTAAAAGGTTGATCAACATTGAACTCTTTACTACAACCCATTTTCACTAACAAACCATCAACCACAAACTCTAAGTATTGTTTCATTAGATTAGAATTCATACCGATTAAAGAAACCGGAAGTGATTCTGTAATAAACTCTTTTTCAATTTCAAGAGCTGATAATAAAATATCTTTAATTCGTTTTTCAGAAGGTTTATTTTCTAAATGGTTGTTTAATAAATGAATCGCAAAATCACAATGTAAATTTTCATCTTTAAAGATTAAAGAATTAGCATTACACAATCCTTGCATGATCCCTCTCGATTTCAACCAAAAAATAGAACAAAATGAACCTGAGAAAAATATTCCTTCAACAGCGGCAAATGCAACTAAACGTTCTGCAAATGATGCGTTTTCAATCCACTCTAACGCCCATTTAGCCTTCTTTTGGACTGCCGGTAACCTATCAATAGCATTAAAGCACTCATCCTTTTCTTTTGGATTGTTGATATACGTATCAATTAATAATGAATACATTAATGAGTGAATGTTTTCCATTGCCAACTGAAATCCGTAGAAGAATTTTGCTTCAGGGTATTGAACTTCTCTATAGAAGTTTTCGGCTAAATTTTCATTTACAATACCATCCGATGCCGCGAAGAAGGATAAAACGTTTTTAACGAAATATTGTTCGTTTTCTGTTAATTTTTCCCAATCTCTAATGTCATTAGTTAAATCCACCTCTTCAGCCGTCCAAAAAGCCGCTTGGTGTTGTTTGTAATATTCCCATATATCATTGTGTTCAATAGGGAATATGACGAACCGACCAGGATTTTCTACCAGTATTTTTTCCATTTTTATAGTTTAATTAATTATTAATTTGTTTGTTTTTCTTTTTGTTTTCTTTTGTCAAGAAGTTCCCTAACTCTTTGTCTTTGTCTTTCCTCCTTTTGTTCTTCAAGACCAAGGAAAGTCATTGAACTTTCAGTATCAATTTCAATCATGGCATTATCAAATTTACAATTTTCAAATACCACACCATCATCACCAATTCGAGACTTGGTTATTG